CAAAGCACCTGCCTTATAAGGTTGGCGAAGTTGTTGCGATAGCGCAAAGCTACAAAGAAGTTTACCCTAATGCTGACTTTGAAATGGTTGGTGATGGTTTTATGACAGAAAGCGCAGGATGGACAAATAAAATGTTCGTTAGAGCCAACTTAATGAAACGCCATATCAGAATTACAGATGTTAAGGTGGAACGCTTGCGGGATATTTCAGAAGAAGATTGCCTTAAGGAAGGTATAATATTTATTGAATCAGCATCAATTATGGGAGAAGATGCTTACTTTTTCGCTGTCAAACGTAAAGTGGGACAGATGTATGACAATATTCTTAAATTTTTCTCTTCTCCTCAAAGAGCCTACGCAGATTTAATTGATGAAATCAGTGGCAGGGGTACGTGGAAACGTAATCCATGGGTGGTAGTTTATACTTTTGAAAGAGTAGATTAACATGAAGGATAAAGCAACCATTCTTGACGCCTGCTGTGGTGGCAAGATGTTCTATTTCGACAAGAATGATGACCGTGTCTTATTTCAAGATATAAGAAGTCTTGAAACTACGCTATGCGATGGAAGGCATTTTGAGATAAAGCCCGATATTCAAGCGGACTTCACGAACATGCCATATCCTGACGAGAGTTTCTCTATGGTGGTATTCGACCCTCCGCACCTGAAATACACAGGGAGTTCTAAAGAGTTGAAGGGTTGGCAAATGACAAAGTACGGACATTTAGGCTGCGATTGGAAGGAAATCCTATCAGCTGGATTCAAAGAGTGTTTTCGTGTCCTCAAACGAGATGGATTCCTCATCTTTAAATGGAATGAGACAGACATAAAAGTTTCTGAGGTACTAAACCTCACACCAGCTAAGCCAATTTTTGGACATATATCAGGAAAGCGTGCCAATACACACTGGATATGTTTTATAAAAGGAGGTGGTTATAATCAAATTGAGTGATAAAAAAATAAAACTCCTAAATTACTCTTTAGAGTATATATGTCCCCAATTTAATGATGTAAAGGTACGAAAAAAAAGTGATTTTACCAAATAAAAAAGGATATTATTTTCTCCAAAAACGTTGTTTTTTTTATTAGGCGAGAGCCGTGCCAGTCTGCGAAGATAGGTACGGCTCATTTCATATTCTATCCCAACGGAAAAAGCGCAAATTCCCCCGACCCCCCTAAATTTTCAATGAAGCAAGGAAAACACAGCTTTTGAAAAATATTTTTCAGAAAAACCTCTCCTACAATCCTACAATCCTACAAATTAATTCTATTTTTCAAACGCTATTTACTATAACTATTTATATATCAAATAATTATAGTAATATATTGAAGTAATTATGTATGTAGGAAATGGTGTAGGATTGTAGGACGTTGTAGGAAATAGGTTTTTTCTGTAGGAAACACCTTTTTGACTATACCGTCCTACAAAATTGCACTTTTAGGGCTTTGTAGGACGGTATAGGCTGGTATTTTTGAGTGAAATAAGCAAAAAAATGATTGAAATATTTTCTATAATCAATTGATTTTGAGTAACTTTGCATAAACCTCCACAAAATTTGTAGGATTGTAGGACGGTAGGAACACAAAATTTCAAAAATAGAATGCATAAAGAAAAAAGAGCCTTTAAAAAAAATGCTACTATCAAGATTGAGCCCTATCTTGCAGAGTACATTATCGGGAAATACGGTGTGGATAAAAAAAATGGAACGGTAAAAATACCACACACTTCTGACCTCTACCACTGTATTTGGGAGAACATGTCAAGACAGCGTGCCAACCAACCTGATAATACTGACGGCAATCTTCGCATTTCCCTCCCATGTCGGAAAGGTGGAGACGGTATTGCCTGGAAAGACCCTGCATATTATAATTATCTGTCTCCTGCTGCTGCAAAGGAAATAGAGAAACAGATTCGAAGAATGTTCAATTTTGAACTACACAGCGTTTTGCTGGAGAACGAAGAGTTTGGAAGGGAACGTAATAACAGTGAAGTTATCTTTGAGTTCATTCGTAGATATCGTTTATTTTCAATTTCTTCCGATGCATTATTAAAGAACTTTTATCGCTTCCGTAACCTCTTGCACCCGAAAAAGAAGAGGAAATATAAAAAAAGAATATCCGTTTAATATCATTTAACACATATCGAATAGCCATTTTTGTCAATTAAAAAAGCAAATTATGATAGAATTTTCAAATCTTATAGAAGTCAGCCCTATTGATTCAGGAGTAGGCAATCAACCAAGAGTATATGAATTCATAGCAGATACTTTCTCTTATATCCCCCAACTCTCTGAGAACGAGAGCGGAAATTATTGGAATTGCGACAAGACACTCGTAATAGAAGTACCTAACAGAAATGCTCAACGCTTCTTCTCTATCGAGAGAAATGCTATTGTGAAGATAAAAACTTCCAATAGTAAAATTTACGAGATAGGCACATTGGATATTCCTGCACGAGTTCAAATCTCATCGAATCTGAACTCTGCCAACCTCGTTATCAAGTGCAAAATGCTTGCAGACCCTTTTTTATAGGTCTTTTGCATACACCTTATTATATAGTAAATTCGCATCAAAAATAGATTTTGATGAACGAATTACAGAACCTTTTAATTTCAGGGTATCCACTGTTTATCACCATTGATGGGTATCGTCAAGCCATGCTTGCTGCCTTTCCTCTCAATGGTAAGATAGATGAAAATTCGAACCCGAAGGGAGCTTACGGTTTCACGCCTACCGAAATAGCTGCTTATCTGAAAGACCACACATGGTATCAATTCGAGACTCATACAGCCCTTCAGGAGCTGCAGAAGATGCTGACACAGGAAAATGACATTCCTGGAGTAACACTTACAGACGAGTTCGACAATGAAGAACTTCCTGAAGGCAGTATTGCTTACCATCGTGTTTGGGGTACTGTCATGGCTAACAGTTATTGGTTTTTCTCTTCCAAGCAACTTGAAGCTGACCTTCAGGCAGCGGAAGCCAATCCACAGATCACCTGCCATTTCCTGCATATCAATTCTCCAGGTGGAGAGGCGTGGTATCTTGATCGACTGAGTGAAACACTGCGTAGCTGCGAGAAACCCATTCTCACATATTATGAGCAGACGTGTTGTTCTGCAGGATACTACATCGGCTGTCATGGACAACGTGTCTATGCCCGTACTGTAAATGATTACGTGGGCTGTATTGGTACCATGTGTAGCTTTTACAATTTCGAGGGATATTACGAGAAACTTGGTATCAAGCACATAAAAGCGAAAGCGACCAACGCTGACTTGAAGAATAAGACCTTCGAAGATTTGTATAACGGCAAAGATGAGAAATACGTCAATGACGTACTCAATCCTATGAATGAACAATTTCTTTCTGCAGTACGTTCTCAGCGGAGTAAGCTCACAGACCTCCCTGATGACGCGCCAGTATTGCGTGGAGAAACATTCTTTACTCCGCAGGCTATGGAAATCGGTCTTACTGATGGTAGCAGAACTATGGGTGAAGCCATTTCAGAAGCTGTTGCTATGGCAAACGAGTATACAGATACAAAAAAAATGAAGACTGCCATATACAATATATAATGTTAAATTTTTTATCTTAGTTTTTATGAACTTCAAAGAAAAACTTATGCAAGTTCTCAAAATTCTGAATCTTAATCAGAAGTTCGAGAGCAAAACCCTCTCCAACGAGGAGTTCAATTCGTTGGTAACTGAATACCAAAAGAAGTATCAGACAGAATTGAGCGAAGATCTTGCAGCAGAACAAGCTGCCAAGAAAACGGCAGAACAGACTGCCGAGTTCCAAAAGACGCTCAATGCCATTCACGAAGCACTTGCTCCATCTGCTCCTACAGCTACTGTAGATAACGAAGATGGCAAGCAACCAGCTCAGCAAGCCAATGCTTCGGTTGAAAGCATCATCGCAGGCATTAACGGACTCCGTGCCGATGTTAAGGCACTGGGGGAAAAAGCTGCACCAGATGTTCCTGAGCAGACTGTAAATTCTGCTCCAGTTAGTATCAATGGTTTCGGTAACACTCCAACGTATTTGTTTGGAATAGAGCACTCGATGTTCTCTATGGATAGTCGTTGGAATAAGATAGCTGCAAATCCTCGTGCTGCTGCAGCTTTGCCCGAAGTAGACGAACAAGTGGACGGTGTTGCCTTCCATAAGGCAGCTTGCCAATATGCCAAGTCGCTCAAGCAGCGTTACCAGTATCTTCAGGAAAACAAGATGCTTGATGCAGCTGCACTTGCAAAGGGTACTTATGCTACGAACTACGATGGAGTAGACAACGCAGGTCTTGGAGAGCAGTTCGTTATCTTGCGTCAAGATGCGCTCATTGCTCGTGTTCTACAGGTGCGCGACCTTACCCAGTTCTTCCCAGTAGCTTATGGTTATCAGGACCGTGGACTCGTTTTCAATGCTTTCTTCGATGAGGTTTCTCAGGCTTACCAGTCTGGTGAGGTCTTCAAGGGTGGCATGAAGATTGAAAACCACATGGGTTATGTTGACGATGCCATGATAAAGATAGAATGGGGACCAATGAAGGAACTCGAGCGCAAGTATATCGGCTATCTCAACAAGGAAGGTTCAGACCCAATCAAGTGGACGATGATAGAGTACCAGTTGCTCAATACCCTTACCACTGCACAGGTTGAGCAGAATAAACGCCGTATGCGTGGTATCTATGTAAAACCAGAGCAAGGTGTGGCAGGTAGCTACAACAACGCCGGTACAGGTGTTATCTATACGCTTTTGCGTTATGTGCATCAGTATGACATCAAACCACATGCAAGCGATGAGTATCGTTCATATGCGCAGGCTACAATGCTTGCTGCAGTACAGGAATTCATTGCAGACGTACGCGCATCTATCACGGAAGATATGGATCTCGACCAGCATTGCATCTATCTGAACAAGAATCACCAAGCTTGGTGGATTAAGAACGTACGTGCCACTTATGGCAAGGATACCGACTTCTCAGGTACGATGGGAGCTCTCAATATCGTTCCTGATACTACCGTCCGTATTATTTGGTTGCCTTACCTCGGTCAGCTTCCATTCATGATGCTGCATCAACCAGGCAACATTCAGTTCCTTGAGTTTGTTCCTGGCGAGATGCTCTCAATGAAGATGCAGGAGCAGATGGAGCAAGTTCGTGCATGGAGCACTTGGAAAGAAGGTTGTTCAGCATCGTTCACTGGTCGTCGCTTCGACACCAAGAAAGCCATGGACGACAACAACTACGAGTGGCAGCAGATTTTCATCAACCTGTTTGCAGCAACCATCGTCGACAAGTTGGATGCCAACAAAGGTTTCTGGTTGACTACTGGAAGCACAACAACACAGGAAACTTACACCGACATCGAAAATGCAAAGGCTGGAGTAGCTTACTGCATTGAGTGTGGCGATAAGACTCATCTTCCAAAGATTGCCAAGAGTGGTAAGTTTGCTAATCTCACTGCAGCATTTAATGCTTCAGAGGTAGGCGACTACATCATGGTGATTCTTGGTAACGATGGTAACTTCCGCGAGATGGAACGCTGCGTAGGTGGTAAACGCACCATCAACAAGGCACTCCAGCCTAACGTTCCTGGAGGTCGTTAATTAGAAATCCATTTTTATAGTATATAGATGTTGTTTCACCGCGGGGAGTCCTCTACTGCTCCCCGCAAAACTTTAAAAAGATGAAAAGCAAAAACATTAAAACAAAATGCCGTGCATACAACCCAAACAAGGGATTCAATTATGCCGACCGTCAAGCTCGCAGAATGTTCATGGTAACATTTGCAGTGTTTGGTTTCGCAATGCTCCTTGCAGCATTACTCGATTACTCTTTACTCGGGGCTACCGGCTCTTTGGTTTCATTTGCCTCTATGGCTGTGGTAGGACATATCGATGATGTGTCTGACCGTGATACGCATGGTTCTGCTATTTCCTATATAGTTTACCTTGTGGCACTTGATCAAATAGACCGCACAAAGCCATTCCCACAGCCCAATAGACAACGCGAAGTTGCACCTATACCTTTAAAACCAGGCGAAATACCTCATTACTTTGAGGCGCATGATATACCATCCTTTACAGGAACTACAGAAAAGGGAGATATTACGACTTCTGGTGAAAATAGTTTCGTTCTCATCATGGGTGGTGCCCGTGTGAACTTATATAATTTCATAGAAGAGTATAGTGGTGGAAAGTTCATTATTTTCTACAAGCACGTTAAGTCTTCCGACTGGTATATCCTTGGTGAACTCGAGCGTCCTATTATCCTTGCCAATACGGAGGTCAAAGACGATAAGGACGGTCGTTATGGAACATTCACCTTTAAGCGTAATTCTGTAGACCTACCACTCCTCTATACTGGTAATCCTGCCGTAGTGGATGCTGGAGAAGTGGCTGCTGGAGCTACAAGCATTACCATTAAGGCAAATGCCAATACCTACAAAATCGCCAATGGTACAACAGGCGCAGCAGCCATTGCAAGCGTATCGGGTCTTACCAAGGCGGACAAGGGACGATACATTACCCTTATCGGTGCTGGTACCGATAAGCCTGCCACTATTGCCGACGGCTCAACCTTCGTTCTCGAAGACGGTGCCACATGGACGGCAAAGGAAGGTGCATCTATTACGCTCCGTGTTCTTGATACAACGACACTTGTCGAAGTATCTCGTACAGGAGTATAACACGCTACAGAGAGCAGAAGGACGGCGGTCTGTTTTTCTGCTCTCTTCACTTAAAATAAGAAACTATGTATAGTACAAGAGAAAAGCTTATTCACTTCAACCAGCTTGTTAATCCGCAAGCTGTAGAAGCCGACCTCGCATTGCTGCACGAGAAGAATCCACAAAGCACCGACTTTGTACGATTCGACCATGCACCCGAGAAAAATTCAGAAGATATTCTGTTTGCATTGCTCGACGTTTGTGAACACGACGAAATCGTGCGAAATCGTCGCGAATTCTTTGCTACAGAAAATAAAGACACTGATAACAATTCAGATGGCGAAGGTAACGGTACGCCATTAGAGGGCACTGGTACTGAGAACCCAATAGATGGTGAAGGTAACGGTACGCCATTAGAGGGCACTGGTAGTGAGAATCCAATAGATGGTGAAGGTAATGACACCCCATCAGAGGATACTGGTGCAGAAACCGATAATGTGGATAACTCTGTGGATAACTCTTCCGAAGAAGGAAAAGGCAATCAACCAAAGAAGCCTGCTACTCCAAAAAAAAAGAAGATGAGTATCCAAGAATAGAATGGGAAAACCTTGCTGATGCGGACGTGCAGATGGCAACAGTTCTCTATAACGACCGCATCAACACTTATCGCAAGATGAAGCAGCTCGACGAACTGCTGGAGAAAGAGCGTAATGCGCAGGCAGTAGCTGATATGGCAGAATTGCGCATACGTAATCTTCAGGCATTCGCCGAGCTGCAATCGTTCAACGACACGGGCAAGTTTCTCTGCAAGCACCCACTGCTCTTCGGACGCTCAGAGATTGCCCAACTCATTAAGTTGCTCCGCACTGACCCAGCCGAGTTCCTGCGCCAGCACAAGAACGTTCTCGACAACATCAAGCGTTACCGCTCATACATAAAACGCACCGACCGCAAGAACCGCCGTGCTGATGACCTCAAGAACCTCGAACGGCATCGGGAACGTGAAAAACTATTTAAGATGGTTCTTGAACAACAAAATAAATAAATAGTAATAATGGAAAATAGGCGTATGGCTCATTTTGCAGGCTATTTTTTTGTATTAGATGTTCAATAGCTCAAATTGCAGGCTAGTTTTATTCAGAAAATTCAAGGAGTTTATATACCTTTGGAATGCAGTCTGAAGCATAGTGGGGCTCTGCTGGGGAGCAACTCCACGAGGAATAGGATTGTATAAAACGACAAGTATGAGCAGGAGCCTCTATGGATGTGGTTCCTGCTTTTTCATACTTAGAGTTTCTATTAATGCCAAGAAAAACCCATTAATGAACCTTTTTCTGTTCTCTTGCGTAAGCCCGCTATGATTGTTCAGGTTCTTCTTTAGGTCAGTGAATGTTCCTTCAATCTTGTTGTTGGTATTGGACATCCCCTGGCAGTCCTCCCGCTGGCAGGTAAAGAGATAAGGTGAGTAGAAATCAAGGCTGTTCATAGCTGCCCTCAACCGCCGGTGCACATAATGTAGCCTACCGTCCTTGTGCAGGCTTCGACGAGCTATCGTGTCTTTCCATTTCTCCTTCCATGCTTGATATTCGCTCCTGAAATCAGCCTCATGGATTCGGTGTAGCTTGTCCACAAGTGTCTTTAAATCTCGGCTGGCCAGCATTCTTGGATTCAGAGTAAGATACCTTCTGACAATCTGCTTCATGTGAAACTGACACATCTGTACATGGTATTTAGAGAAAGACTTGAAGAGACTCTTTTTTCCGTCAATGATCAGACCGCGTATGACATACCCACGCTTTTCAATACTGGTGACCGCATCTTCATAGTCCTTCACGGTCTCGCTTTTTACAAAGGACAGATAGAGAGGCTTTCCATTCTCCGTGTCCAATGCAAGTAGCACTCCGAAATTTCGGCCCCAATAGGTTACGTCCAGATGGACAAACCCGCTTCCCTTTAATGGAGGTTGCACCCACTCACACTTGATATCATGTAACCTGCGCTTGACTGTCGAGACGCTTATCTTGAAACGCACCGATAGTTCTTTAATCGTCTGCTTCTGTTGTTGATAGGCCGTCCACAATTCATCATTGCTCACTTGGGAACCAGAGCGAAACTGATAACCGCAATCCTGACATTTATACAGTTGTAATCCTTTACGAACACCATTCTTTTTCGTGTGTGTACTGCCACACACACGACATCTCATTTTGAACATACTAACTTTAAATTTTAAGGCATCTTAAATACCCATAAAGTTAATATACATCGGTAAGTTAGCAATGTCTAAGCCTGCAAAATGAGCTATTGAGCAATTTAAACCATCAATTTAGTGCTGAAGGTATATTGAATGCGTGAAACATGAGTAAATATCGAATGCAGAGAGCTTTTCAGCCTGCAAAATGAGCTATAGGTCGGAAAATAGTATAAAAGTTTTTAATTTGGGCAATCTTCCTACTGCCCCGCTGGACTCTTTTATCGAACTTCAAGAAGACTTTAAAAAGCCAGACGAAGACAAATTATCGAAGTTGCAGATGCTTATCATCACACGTGGCTTCAAGTATTCATTCAAAGTGTGGAAAGACCCTGACGGCAAGTTGTGGATCATTGATGCCCATCAGCGTAGGAAGGCTCTGCTCAGGCTTCGTTCCTACGGCTTCCGCATTCCTGAAATTCCATACGAGGAAATTCAGGCTTCCAACAAGCGTGAGGCAGTGGAAGAGATAGCTGCCTATAACTCCGAATTTGCCGAAAAGAATCCGGATACGCTGCTTTTCACAAAATACAACATCAATGGAGATGAACTTGCTAAGTTTAACCTCGGATACGAGGTAAAGCAGACCGATTTCTCTATAGGTGGAGAAAAGCTATTCTCTTCCGATGCTGAAATTGCGGATATACAGGAGGATACTGTTGATATTGCTCCGCAAGATGACGAAGGAGAGTTATTTGCCCGTCCTGGAGATATATTCCGATTGGGACACAACAGGTTGATGTGCGGAGATTGCCGTGCAAAGAAAGATGTCATCGCCCTGATGAATGGCAGAATGGCTGACATGATACTTACCGACCCTCCATACAATGTTAATTATGAAGGTGGAGGAGAAAGTAAACTCACCATTCAGAATGACTCAATGGAAAATGATTTGTTCCTTCGCTTTTTGCAATCAGTCTTCAATGTGATGTTTTCCATTGTGAAGCCTGGAGGTTCTTTCTATGTTTTCCATGCTGACTCTGAAGGCGAGAATTTCCGTCGCGCCATACGAGAAGCTGGTTTCAAAATCGCCCAGTGCTGTATTTGGGTGAAGGATACATTCGTCATGGGGCGTCAGGACTACCAGTGGAAGCATGAGCCTTGCCTGTATGGCTGGAAAACAGGTGCTGCCCATTTTTGGAACGCTGACAGGAAGCAGACAACGGTATGGAATTTCGACAAGCCAAAAGCCAACAGACTGCACCCTACGATGAAGCCTATAGCCCTCATGGCATATCCGATAACAAACAGTACAAAGAACGGTGATGTCGTTGTGGACTTGTTCTCTGGTTCAGGTTCCACTATTATGGCTTGCCAGCAAACGGACCGTATAGGCTATGGCATGGAGATAGACCCGAAATACGTTGCTGCAACTGTACGCAGATTCATGGCAATGTTTCCACAGCAGCCAGTACTGTTGGAAAGAGACGGGGCTGTTCTTTCTGAAGATGAAACCAAAAAGATTATTCTATGTCAGAATTAATCAAAAAAGAAGTACTGTCAGATGAGTATATAAATCAAGTAAGAACGTTCGGAGCGTTGAGTTATACGCCCGAACGTATCTGCAGGTTGCTCGGTCTGAAAGGAGCCAAGCGCACGCCCTTGTTATATCGCATAAACACGCCTGGCGATGTTTATTGCGAAGCCTATCATCAAGGACGTGCGCTTGGTGAATATAATATTGACGCAGAACTCGCTAAGAAGGCAGAGAAAGGAGAGATAGATGCTATAACTCTGCTGGAAGAACGTAAGAACGAACGTGAAGAGAAAGACCTGCGCATGAATTTATTTGGTATATGAAAAGTCAAATCGAGAAATTAGATTCCATTCACCCAGACCTTATATCCGCATTCTTGACAGGTGGAGAATGTGAGGGTATTCCGCAAGACGTGAAATTGTTCCTGCAGCAATTGCAATGGTCTGCGGAGATTTTCGAATATGAACGTAACATTACAAGGGCAGCTCGAAAACTAAAGCTACGTATCAATGCCGAGCAGCGTATCAAAATAGAAGAGCGCACCTGTATGGAGAGGATTTATCAGGCAATCAACTATTTTCAGGTTGATTGCAACGTCCCCATTAAAGTTTGGGAAAGCAATTTTGCCAACAAATATGAAGACCTTGCCAAGCTGTGTGGTTCTACTGGCGATTACAAAGGTATGAAAAGCTGCTACGATGCTGCTTTGGAATGCCGTCGCAGAGCTTCTGAAATAGCCGAAGCAGACAGGGATTTGGGAGTTCAATTCTTGATAACACCTGAATTGACACCCGAGGAACTCGGCTTCTCAAAGAAGAATCTGAAGGAAATTGCAGCCAAACATAACGAAGGTTTCTATGTTGCGCTTATCGACTCGTTGCCCATAGAAACAAAAGAAAAGAAACGCCTGCTGCGAGATGCCGATATTCAAGATGCAGAAATAATGGAGGAAATTCCGAATGACTGAAAAAGCTATAAATGAAAACAGCGTGCTCAGCTTCGAGCATTACTACATGAACCGTGTGCAATTGCTTGCAAACATCATCGACCCCAATATGCTTTATGCCGAATGGGCACGTGCCACGGGTAAGACCGAAGGTGTCATAGTTCCACGGCTTATCCGTGTGACAAACGATATGCCGGGCGAACTATCATTCCTTGTTCACAAAACATACGTGGCACTGATGACCAATGTATGGCCAAACATTCAGGCATCGTTCTCACGTCCTGTAATCGTGAATGGTAAGCAGCGAGCAATGCTTGAATATGGCATTGATTATGTTGTGGGAGAAGCAAAACTTCCTTCACACTTTCGTCAGCCACGTTATCCGATAGCCTATGCAAAGCACTCGGTCATCTTTCGTAACGGAGCACACCTGCAGCTGGTGTCTTCCGACCAGCCCGAGAGTGTTGCCGGTCGAAATGCCGTACACGCATTTGTCGAAGAAATGAAACACAACAGCGGAGAGAAACTAAAATCGCGACTCTTTCCTTCACTTCGTGGTGGTTCTGCCGAAATTCGCAAGTCAGCCTACTACGAAGGTGTTACTGGTGTGAGTGATACCGCACGTGTAGACCTTGGCGAGGACGATTGGTTCGAGGACTACGAAAACAAGATGGACACAAGGCTCATCGAAGAGATAGCTTCTGTGTCGCTTGCCATCAACCAAACACTGTACAAGCAGTTCATGCTCCAGCAAGAATTACGCAATACCAAGAATCCAGTAACAATAGAGAAGATACGTTTGGAAGACCAGAAACTAAAAGCCTTTATCGCCAGATGGAAACCACGTATTGCCGATATGCGACGCAATGCCATCTATTATATACGAGCATCTTCGTTCTGTAATAAGGATATACTCGGACCGAAGTTCTTCAAGACGCAGCTCGATACCCTCGATATGGACGAGTTCCTCACCGCTATCTGTGCTATCCGCCATAAGGAAGTTACCAACAAGTTCTTTACAAGCTATGACCACGAGCGACACCAATTCAAAGACAGCTATATCTACGACCAAATACTGAAGATGAACCTCAAAGACCACTTCACGCTCACCGCACGCTACCTTCGCCACTACGATAAGCGCGAACCTCTGTACATAGGTTACGACCCTGGTAATTTTCAATCGCTTATCGTCGGGCAAAAAAAGGAGTACGGCAGTCGCTTCGATATTATTAAGGAATTTTGGGCATATATACCCGACGACCAGCAGAACCTTGCACAACAGGTGTATTCGTTCTTTGGCAACGACGCAGTGAACAAGGTTATACACCTCTACCCCGACCGTGCAGGAAACAAAACAAGGGAAGAATTGGAGCAAATAACGACCGACTCGCTAACAATGAAGGCAGCCTTGGAGAGTTATGGCTTTTCTGTTTTTCTCTATAACGATGGCGCACCTACTATTTACCACTGGCAGCAGTTCCGCCTGTGCCAGTTGCTCTTTGCCGAGAAACTTCCCTTGCTCCCGAAGGTGCGTATCGATGAGAATGAATGTCAGAACCTTTGCAGTGCAATTCTTATCAGTCCGCTGAAGAAAACGAACGGCAAAATCGAGCTTGATAAATCAAGTGAGAAGAAAACAGAATTAAAACGTCGTCCAGGACTGACAACACAGCTTCCAAGTGCAATGATTTACCTTTTATATGGTCTTTATTCAGACCTTATTAAAAAGGAATTGAGCAGTTATCCGGACGATTTACCCGAAAATATTGCGATATAAGCCCCTATAAAGTCCAAAAACGAGTATAAAAAATGTCCAAAACAAGGCAATAACGAGGGCTTTTCACATAAGTAAAAATGTTACTTTACTGAAAATCAATATATTATATTTTAAAAATGAAAAATCAAAATGACCAAACGACGCAAGTCAGGACGCACCGCTGATTTTTGATAATGCGGTGCAGGCTCCCGAAAAGGCTGGAAATATGACAGGAGGGGAGTTGGTCGTCCTTTGTTCCTGTACAAAATATAAGTAATTTCGCAAGTAATGGAGAAACCTATCGAAATAGACGGCATCAATGCAATGCAGTGGGCAAGGGAGAAACCTATCGAAATAGACGGCATCAATGCAATGCAGTGGGCAAGGGAGATAAGCAAGCTACCTGAAGGGGACTTCACGCTCTGCTTCTTTCCTTATTCGAGGTCGCAGGGTATGGCTGGAGATACTTTGACGGTGAAGAAGCACTGCAAGTATAGAACACAGCTACCACAGGATAGATTTTCGGTTGATGCGGAGAATTATTTCCTTTTCGAGGACGAAGACGGCAATCCTAAGATGTGTTATCGTATTCTTATTAGATACATGGGTTTTCCTAACGATGGATATAAACTTCACAAGATAAATTGGTTATGAACGATAGAATAGAGTTATACGGCAATGCTGGTAATTATATTGCAGATGGCAATGTGCTTTCCTTTCAGATTGGAGAGGGGCAACAGCTATTCAACACTCCTGGTATGCTTATTCCACAGGAGAATAGGTCGTACCTTCACGAACACCAGTGGCTTAGTGTTAATGGTTATCAGGTGTGTATGCGTGGTGTGAATAATAATCTTTGCGATGAAGTAACGACAGAGATTAAACAGAACCGCCTGCTGCCTCGCTTATATAGTAAGGAGATTAAGATGCTGTATGGTAATGGTCCATGTGCCTACATGCAGACTGTGGAAGGTGGCAAGATGAAGCGTGAGTACACTGCACTACCTGCGTGGGACGAATGGCTGAACACTTGGCAGGAGCGTGGCATGGAGACTACTGCGCAGGAGTTTGCCAAGACCAATATCAAGAACTTCTATTACTTCGGAGACTTCTTCTGTAAGTTCCGCTTTGCACGTGGCAAGCGTTTAGGTATGATGCCTGTTGCTGGTATAGAGCCTTTAGAGAACAAGCACTGCCGTCTTGCTACCACTCGGCAGGATATTGCCTACGAACAGATTAGTTACAGCGACTTCCGCCATATAGCTGTGGGGCGTTGGTCTTACGGGCTGGGTAACTATAAGATTTATCCGAAGTTCGCATTGTCAGAAGTGGACAATTATCTTTATGCAGCCGTATCGCACCATCGTGAGAAATCAGTAGATGAGTTCTATGGTGTGAATGAAACACACCAGGGCGCACGCCCCTATATATTGGGTAGCAACAGTACGGCTACTTATATCAATTCGTTCTTGCGCAACTCGTTGGCTGCCAAGATACACATCGTTATACCTAACGCATGGGTGGTTAGCAAGCGTTCGCAGCTTACCAAGCTTTGTGAAGAGAACAAGTTGCGCAAATCGAAGGATAAGGATTTGGTAAAATACAATGGTATAGAGATAGGCACGGAGTATCGTGAGTCGCTGTTGGTTGAATACATGCGATTGGAGCTGCGCAAGATTGGCGACTATCTGAGCGGTGCAGAGAACCAAGGCAAGGCGTATTCTTCCATATCGTTCATGGATGCTTCTGGACACGAGCAGCAGTGGAAGATTGAAACGATAGACCTTAAATATAAGGAATATATCGATTCGCTTATTGCCTACGATAAGCGCACAGAGGAAGCGTTGTTGTCTTCAGTAGGGCTTGATGCTTCTATCTCTGCAGTAAGCAAGGACGGTGTAATAAGCAAGTCGGGTTCTGATTCTTACTACAACTATCTCATTTATATAATGTCGCTCACACCCGAAGATGAGATTTGTGCCGAGCCATTCAATATTGCCCTGAAGCTGAACTTCCCAGAACTCTATAAGCAGGGTTATCGCATTGGCTTCTATCGCGAAGTGCCCCAGCGACAGGAAGACATATCACCTAAAGATAGATTAAACAACCAACAAGCATGAAAATACTTCAAGAACTATTCAATAATCTCGCCACCTTCAGCAGTTATGCACCAGGCGTAGAAACAAATATCGACTTGCAGGATTTGCAGCCTTCAGGCAATTCGGCTCGCAAGCGTGTGGAAACCATTCTGACTACTTCAGTGTTCAAGGCTATACTCAACTTGCAGGAGGATACAGAACTTAAAGAGGCGTTGCGAACTGCTATCGCCCACTTCACGATGGCGCAGCAGCTGGTGTTCGACAGCATTGCCAGGCGCAAAAACGATGTTGATGTTTATAAGTATGAAATAGAGGCGATGCGCCGTTCGTATATGGAGAATTACTACAATGCTATTGACACGATAGTAGCATTACTCTCTACCGATGCCGAAGGCGAACCTGCACGGCTATGGAAGGATACGCCTTACAACAGCACTTTGCAGAAGTGCAAGATACGTTCAGCAGAAGTCTTCGACACTATTTTCCCAATAGACCTATCGTACTTCTTCTTCTTCAGACTTGTTCCTCTACAGAAGGAAACTTTAGACGAGCAACTGGCTGTTTACTTCGATAAAATAACCGAAGAGAACGCCTCGCGTATAGAGCAGCCCTTATATCTTGCTCTTGCAAAGAAGACCATCGCCAAGTCGCTGCGTCGTTTCGATATACTGGAGTTCCCTCCTACCATACGCAACCTTTTCGACGAAAGCCATGCTTCACGTTCAGGCAAAGACGAACTCGTGGCAGCACTATCGTTAGCCGACCGACTCGACCGAGAGGCAGAGCAGCTCCTACTCAATGTAGACACGCTGCTCTCTACCGACACCACTGCCGACGTCAGTTCTTATTCAGCGTATAACAACCCCGACGATAAAATAATAATGCTGCCATGAAAGATATAGAACTCGTACATAAAGGCGAAATACACCGCATACCCAACAGTTGGGAAGGTATGACCGAACAGCAGTTCATTAGCCTAACTACCGACTTGCTGGCAATGGCAGCTGGAAAGCTGTCGGCAGGCGAAGTGCGCATCAACCATCTTTGCAGAATAATGAAATGGCAGAAGCGACGTTTTCGCACCGAAGAGCAAGTGGCAAACCTTATAGCTATATCCGAACAGCTCACCTTTCTGTTCCTTATCCAGTACCCCGATAACAACGAGGTGCTGGAGAATGTGAACAAGGAAACTTACGAGCTTTGCCGTAGGGTAGACCCATTCCGATTAAACATTCCCATTGCTCGCGTTCTACGACGTTTGGAATACCAATACGTCGTAGACCTCTGTTTCTGCGCCCAGCTTATACCCACCATAAGCATAAACAACCGCACCTACCACGCCTACAAAATACAAAAAGACTATGGTTCGCTTACATGCTCGCTCACAGCACTACAATACATCGAAGCACGCTCGCTAATAGAACAAGGCGAAAAGTCGCTACCACTAATAGCAGCCATACTCTACTACCCCGAAAAGGAATACAGCTCCGAACACGCACACGCACTGGCAAAAGAATTCGAAGTATTACCACTCGAGATGCTCACCGCCATATCGTTCAACTTCCAAGCCTTCAACAACTATCTATTCAATAAAACAGCATTTTCCTTACTCACCAAATTCAAGCTCAAGCCCGAACACCCAATCACCACCGACGCATCAGACGCACTCTACGACCTATCGAAAGACGGACTTGGCGATTCGCGACAGATAGAACAAATGAACCTACTTACCTATCTGAAGGTGCTGCGCAAGAAAACCATCGATGCCGTACGCGATATGAAAGGCTTCGGCTGGGACAAAGTAAAAATAAGCGACGAGGTAGGACTACCCGTCAGCATAATAAACGAAATAGTAGACAGCTAAGCCCCACCCCTCTATCTATGGATCTACACTCGTATATCCATAGATCTACGCCCGTACATCCATAGATATAAAAACATCAAACCCCTAAAGCAAACCAACAATGATAAAAGAACAATTCCTATACTTCGCACAATACCCATCGCGAAACGGCATACTCGCCATGTTCACCAACGGCAAAAGCCACTTCGAAAGCTACAATACACTCGTGGCAGAACTAAGCCAACTTCCCCAAACGTCGCGCGTACCCGAAATAGACAACTACGTATACGGACAATCGTTCGAAGAACTACAAGCACGCATCGACAAATGCATAGGGTCGTTCCTCTTCGTAGACTATGGCGAAATGTCAATGACAGCCAACCACCACAACACCTACGAACTAACCCAACGCTTAGCCGTAACCGTAGCCTTCAAAATGCCCAACCGAAGCGACGCAGCCGAACACATGCTCGCCTCCGACAAAACACTATCCTTACTATCAAAAGTACACGCAGCCATGCTCGCCGATGCCGACAAAGGAAACATAGAATGGCTCTCACGAGGCGAACTCGCCCGAGCCGAATACGTACCCTTCGTAGCCACAGAACTACACTCTGTTGGCTGGACACTAATGCTATCGTGCATAGCCCCCGACACCCTACAAATACACCAAAAATATAAGTCCTTTGCAAAAAACACCTAATAAAGTAATTTTGCATACAGAAATCAAAACGCTCACACAATGAAAAGAATACCAATGATATCAATCGTCTCCCTGCCCCTGTCTATCGTGGCAGACATCTCCCGGTACTTCTATCAAGACTGGGATTTTGCAAAATGGATAGCAATAGCCGTAACCCTCGACACCGTACTCGGAGTATGGAAACACCTGCTGCACAAAGACGCATCAAGCGGAAGCTTCTTCTCCAAGTTCGGCAAAAAGATAGGCATATACATCTGCCTACTAATACTATCCAACGTGTTAGCAAACACCACCGTGCAAGGCTCCATAGTAGGAGCAACACAATGGATAAGCACCTACCTCTGCGTCTTCATGCTCGTAAGAGAATGCTTCTCATGCATCGAAAACATGCAAGCAATATATCCCATACTTCCAACATCGTTCATCAAACGGCTGAAAGACTTCAACGACAACGGCGAATACGTAAAAAAATAAAACAGAACTATGATACAAAAAATACCACTCACATACATCCTCATAGGCATAATAGTAGCACTCTTAGGCAGCCTATCAGTATCCGTTCATCTATACAACAAGATGAAAGCCGACCGCGACCGCCTCGAAGAAAACCAAAACATAATGCTACACAACGGCAAAGTAGAAATAACACAAACAGCAACAGGCAACAGCCACCTATCAGCACCAGCAGTAACACTCACACCAACCGAATTCAAACAAAGTGGCGACACCCTCGCAAAAATAGCAAAACAAGTAGGCATAAAAGCAAGTAGAATATCCATAGCATCATCAGCCGGAACAACCATGTCGGCAAACATAGTAGCACCCATCATAAAACAACCAATAGCCACACTACAAGCATTTCACGACACAATAACACAATATGTACCCGACACACTAAAATGCTTCAACTGGACCGACCCATGGCTAACCATAACAGGATGCGTGTCCGATTCACTATTCCAAGGCACAATAACAGCCACCGATACGCTCGATATAATGGTCCACCGAGTGCCCAAACGCTTCCTCTTCTTTCGCTACGGCTGCAAGCAAGTAAAAATGGACATCATATCACGCAACCCACACACCCGGCTAACATACGGAAAATTCTACCAATTCACAAAGTAAATCTTCTTCTCACGTTTCTTTAGTTTTTAGGTTGTTTCGCTGAGCCATCACGTAAATCGTGGTGGCTCTTTGTATCACATCTTAGCACAAGATAAACAAAGCTAAACCACTGGTTATAAAAGCAATAGTACTTGCACGTTCCCACATATAGTGTTACCTTAGCAGTACAATAAAGAACAAATAAAAACAAAGAAAATGAACGAGCAAATACAAAACATTCTAAACGAAAACAGAACAAAGACTTCCAAGATACAGAAGCTCCTTAGCCTTGGACTTACACGCAGACAGGTAGCTGACCTTGTAGCAAATGGAAACTACGGATTTGTGCAGAACGTCTACAAGCGAATGATGCAGGGCTTAACCAACACAGCAGCACAAACAGCAGCAACCATCGCCCCAGCAATCGACTACACCTTCAACCGCAATTTCGGCATAGAAATAGAAGCCTACAACTGCACACGCGAACGCCTGGCACGCGAGCTTACCGCAGCAGGAATAAACGTACAGGTAGAAGGCTACAACCACACCGACCACACCGACCATTGGAAACTGGTTACAGACGGCAGCCTTTCAGGAAACAACACATTCGAACTCGTAAGCCCAATCCTCCACGGAGAACAGGGACTCGAGGAACTCGAAAAAGTTTGCTGGGTCCTCGACCTCTGCAACGCCAAAGTAAACGACACCTGCGGACTACACGTACACATGGACGCAGCAGAGTTCGACCTCACAACTTGGAAAAACCTCATACTAACCTACAAACGCCTTGAAGGTGTTATCGACAACTTTATGCCACACAGCAGACGCAACAACCATTACTGCACAAGCCTTACCACAATAAGCGAAAGAAAGATAATAAACGCACAAAACATCAACAACCTCAGAGAAGCCTTCCAATACAACCGCTACCACAAGGTAAACCTCGAAGCCTACGCTCGCCACCGCACAGTGGAGTTTCGCCAGCACGGAGGTTCAACAAACTTCACAAAAATGTCAGCCTGGGTACATTTCCTCGCAAAAATGATTACCTTTGCAAAGCAAGGACAGGTGCAGGCAGGCACAACCCTTCAGAACATACCCTTCCTTACCGAAAGCGAAAAACTTTACCTAAAGATAAGAACAAAGAAATTAGCAGTATGAGAAGACTAAAGATAGAAACAAGAGATGGTCAGCAAAAGCCGACCATCTCACCCAAAGAACTCTTCGGTGCTATTATGAACGAAGCAAAGCTACAAAGCCGACTTCCTCATAATTTAGTCCCCGAACATCACCGAGTAGATGCACCAAAATTCAAAACCTACCGCATTAAAGGAGACAACCACAGAATTGTAGCATACAGCCCCGAGGAGTTCCTCCACCAGCTCCATGCAGGCAGCCGTTTCGACAGCGAAGGCACAGACGAAGAATATATGCAACTCTTCGCCCTCCGTCTTCAGGAACTCGAAGGCTATCTTGTCAGTACCGACAGCCCTGCAGCATTCCTTGCCGACCTTATCACCCACGGCTTCGTATCCATAGAATAACCTCTCTCCAGCTCGTTCTTTACAGCCGTAGCAGTATTCCCACTGCTACGGCTTTTTTATGCCAAATATTGAGAAAAGACAAGCTTTCTTCGAAAATAATTTGAAAAACGCTTGCGGGTATCAAATATTATTTGTACCTTTGCAATGTACAAATAAAGAAGGTGAGACACACCGTAAAAACTGTAAACAACATGACAACTTCTAAAATCAATCTCGGAACTAAGGTCTTCAACAAAAAGAACCAGGAAGGCACAATTACAAAGGTTATCACCAAGTCTACAGGTTATGTAGAGGTAACTTACATCAATGGTCTTGTAAAGAAAGAAATGGCATTGATAGAGAGATCGCAGAACAAGTTGTGAACAGTGGCAACTGCTGCCGTCAAGGTTTGGTGGAGATAGAAGATGGCAGAGTTTTCTTTACCCATAGAGGCTACAATGACAGAGTAGCCCCACATCTTGAAGTACTAACGTGCAAGAAGACAGGTGCACATTTCAATGTAAATTATAACAACGGTATAGCATACCACACACATTTATAAGGTATGAACAAATATGTAATGCAAAAGAGTAGCACTCGCCCCGATGGGTGGGTGCTGACAGATACGGAGAATAAGGTTGTTATAACATTTGAGGACGGCTTGTTTAATGAGAGTCAGAAAGTGAATCTCTTAGAAGATAGCTCTGCCTCCGCAGAAGAACTCGCTCACATTGTGGGTGCTATGGGAGAGTGGGCAGCTCGTCATCACGGTAGCAAGTGCTTCAATAAGACCTACGGATATGAAGTTAGTGAAGACGAAACGAAGTGTTATATATATCGTCGAAAAGGACCACGGTGGCGACTGGAAATTCAAGAGTCCAAGGTTACGCCTGGAAGTCTTGCAGACTCGTTGCGTAAGGCAGCTGAATTTTTAATTAAAGGTAATAGACATGAGCGATAATAGAGGTGGCGCACGTCCTAACGCTGGGCGTAAATTTTTAGGAAAGGTTCCGCTCAGCTCACGAGTGAGCGAACAAGCCAAAGAGCGGTTAACGAAATTAGCAATAAAAAATGGTGTAACCATTTCCGAGATGCTCGAAGTGGTTATCAATAGTTATCAATTTCGTTAATTCACGAAAATGTTTAGGTATATAACAAAAAAGTTACTTATTTATTTGGTAGTTTATAACTTTTTTGTTACCTTTGCATTGTCATTAAGACAAAGAGTTCTTTTATATAATGAAACTGAGTGAATTAGAACGAAGACTGAGAGATGCTGGATGCATCCTGTCTCGACATGGTAAGAAGCACGACAAATGGATGAACCCTACGACAGGGAAATCCGAGTTCGTGCCACGACATGCAAGCGAGGTCGCCACTGGCACAGCGCAGAAGATCCTTAAAAAGTTAGTTGGGGCTTGACCCCAACAACTTTTAAACATCTTCCTAATTCCTCTTTATTCATTTAATTTAAGGACTCTTTTTCATAGAATCAGTAATTAAAAAGACATATCAATGCAAAAGGTTACGATTATTGTAGAGCAAGCTTCTGATGGAAACTATTGGTGTAGGACTAATGAAGATGTTGCTGGTGTAGGGCTCAATTCATGTGGTGCTACTGTAGAAGAGGCAAAGCAGGACTTAATGGACTGCTATCAGGAGGCAAAAGAGGATTTAGAGGAACAAGGCAAAAGCATGCCAGCCGTTGAGTTTGTTTATAAATACGACTTACAGTCATTCTTCAATTACTTTAGTTTTCTCAATGTTACCGAGATTGCCAAAAGAGCAGGCATCAATCCGTCCTTGATGCGTCAGTATAGTAGCGGTATCAAGAATGCTGGTGAGAAGACCTATGAACGCTTAGCGGCGTGTATGGACGAAATCAAGGCGGAATTACAAGTGGCTTCCTTCTGAGAAGCGCAGTTTTTCATTATATAAAAGACTCGAAGCCTCTGGTGTGTGATACATCAGGGGCTTTTTCTTTTCATTTTTATTGCGTTATTATTCGTTTTTTGTACCTTTGACCCAAAAATATTAACTAAAGATTTTATGAAATTACATCTATTTTTTTTCGTTACATGTTTATCACTATGTGCTTGTGAAAAAGGTAAGACCATGCAACAAGTTGCATCGGAAAATCAAAAACGTCAATTCGACTCTATTTATTCCAATTTAGCCAAGGAGTATATAATCGAACGAGATTCTTTTACAAGTGGGATACCGAAAATAATTTATCCCAAAAACAAACCAAATTCTCTTCAGAAAGACTATTTGTGGTCATATTTTGAAATAAATAATGATAAAGCTGAAAAATTCAGATTGGTTATCCAAAACTCAGAAGAAAAGAAGATTGACGGAACTATCATGTTTAAATTCAATATAGATGGTAAAATTGTAGATATTATTATTCAGTCTTATATGGCGCACGAATCTTATAAAGGGAATTATTATGATATACCATCAGCTTATGCTGTCGAGTTTTTAGAATCATTAAGGAACGGGAGTAGAGTTAAAATGCAGGCTGCTAACCTTGATGAATATACAACGAGAACCATAACCTCTGAAGAAATAAACAATATTATCAAGACATATCAATATTATCAAGAACTGGGAGGAGAGCTTGACTCTCCTGACGTTCCTACCAACCAAGATAATTAAAATAATTTGCGCCACGCAAAAATAATTGCGTTTTCTTTTGGCAGTTACAAAAAAACTCCTTATCTTTGTAACCGTCAAAACAATGCGAGGAAACTCGCTAATAAGGGTGAGAAGAATTTCAAGCCCCGAACTTATTTTTTCGATGGGCTATTTTTATGCCCATATTACAGCCTCGCTGTAAAGAAGATATGGCGGATGCCTTCCAGTGAATTTACCCTTGTGGCGAAATCGCATTGTTTTGACGAACGGGAAGAGTATCCGCTTTTTTCGTATCCGTACCCAGCGGTTCTGGGAAATGTCAAAACAATGCGTAATATGCAACAAGTAATCGAATTCGAGAGCTCTGCAAAGGAACAGAAGCCTATCGACGTACGTGCTACGATACAGCGCAAAATCAAGTCTATTAACCTTTGGCTCGACACAAAGAGTGAGTTTTACAGCCGAATTTGCGAGTTTACTGTAACTCGTCGTTTGGCACTTCGCATCAATCTTGTAACTTTGTGCATGGGCTTCACTGCAGTATGCGTGGAACAACACCCCACAACCGCACTAATATCTGTATTATGTGCAGGTTATCTTGTTCATCGTGTAAACAAGTCAGATAAGGAAGGAGGCAAAAAATGAAAGATTTAACTACCGCCGAAATGGAAATTAAAATGGCTTTTCCTGATATGGAAAAAATGGTCGTAGAGTTTGATGTTATTTTTTCAAAACAAGAAATTGAAAAAAGAGGTCGAGAAATAGCTACCAGTTTACAAACTTATTTGTTAAGATATGAACACCATGCCAAATCTGCAACATTTTACTTTAGTAAAAATGCAAAAGATGTTGTCATGAATATGAAAGAAGGGCAAAAAGTGAAGTTTGTGCAAAGAGATGTTGCTGGAAACATAATTACAAGTCTTTGCAGAACAGGGGAACTGGTAGCCTTAAACGGAAGCATATATGTAATGTATATAGGTGGTGATGCGTGTGTAAAAGTAACTTTTGACGATGATATGGATTCATATGCTATTTATAATCTTGAATTTGAGGAAGGAGGCAAAGTATGAGCAGACCAATGAATCAGACACTGACTTACGTCAGTCAAGACACCATTGCAGCCCTTAACGAAATGGTGGGCGGTGGATTTTTCCTCGGATATCTTGCCACATTGGAAGATATCGAAAACAAAATTTTCTCCGACTGCAACGGCACCTTTGTCGAAGCAACAGGAGAGCCACGTCCAGGAACATTCAAGATGCTGCAAAGCATCCGTGCCCTTAAAAACGATTTACAAACACTCAATGTCCTCTGCCCTGAAAGTCCAGAGGAAGTAGATGGACTGAATTTTTAATTTAAATTTTTCAATATATGAGCAATAAAGAAAATAACACCGAGCAACCAATAACCGACATCAGTATCTATATAGCTGCATTGCAGAAGACTTATGCCCCTGCACCAACGCCAGCCGATGCCACCCATTTCTTTTCCACAGCCGAAGTGGTAGATGCCATCAGGGAAATCGACCCATCGGCAAAAGTTGCACCGACAGAGGTATTCTCTGCCCTCCGCAATGCAGGCTTCGACTTCTGCAACCGCCGTGGCTCGCAAGGGTTAGAGTTTAAATGGTTGTTCAGGGAAAAATAATTTTTTTTACATTTCCAAATAAAGAGGGCAGTGCGCTGTGAAGCATGCTGTTCCTCGTCCTTTAAACTCTTTAATAAACCAACTATCTTTGCTTTATGATTACAGAAAGCCTTATACGAAAGAAATTCGTTCATAACACAATGACAGATGCTGTCAATCGTCTCTATGCAGCATGGAGACCAGCCGTATCTGTCTTTCAGGTACGTTCAGGTGAACTTCAACGCTTTGCTCAAAGCGGAGCTTCTTCAAAGCAAATCTCTGATGGTTCGTATGAATTACGTTTGTTTATTCCTTTGCACCTTCGTTTTCTTGATATTCAATATCGAAAACCTAAAGGGAAAAGAGCACAAGGAAAGTCTAATCTTTATAATAAACTTGTATGGCCTATTCTTTACAAACACGTATTCCCAGAGCTACGCTATGGTTTTACCGACGAGGTTCGCAACTCTCTGCATAATCAATTGTCCCATGCAATAGAAAAAAAATAACCAAACTGTTACTTGTGCGTTTCAAGGATATTGCTTATCTTTGTCGCAGGAACTAAAAACAAAAACTATGTGGATATTTCTCGAAATAATCATAACGTTGATAACAATGCCTTTCTTTATAAAGGCTGACGATTGGTGCTGGAGAGCTTGCCTTATTTACATTGGTTGTTGCATGCTCTTTACTCCCCTCGTAGGAATCCCTGTTTTTCTCTTTGCTTTCAGCAGATAGACAAATAGTTTTGTCCTTTCCAGCTTTATTGTCTGTTATTACCTTTGTTTGCAAAAGGTAATAACAGACAATTTTATTTATGGCAAAACATTTATCTGAAGACGAAGTTACACTCGTTGTAAATGCTAAGGCAGACAAGGCACAGCAGAATATTCGCAAGTTCTCTAAGGAAATTGATAATCTTGGAGAGCGCAACAAGTCTCTCCAACGTCAAATGGAATCTCTCGAACTTGCAGGGAAAAAGAATACTGATTCGTGGAAACAACGACGTGAGGAGTATGGAAGGAATGCTACGCAGATTCGAAACCTTAAACAGCAAATCGCTGCTGAGACAAAAGCACTTGACCTCAACGCCCTCACTATGGTACAACTACGTCAACAAGCACGTAGTCTTCAACGACAGCTTGACAACACGTCTAAAACTATTAATCCAGAAGATTGGAAAAAGCTATCCAGCCGACTCTCTGATGTTAGGGAACGTATGGGTGAACTTTCTGATGCTTCAAAGAGCTTTGTTGAAAAATACAACAACCCACAAACCATGTCTTTCTTCCGTGGTGAATTATTTATCCGTTTTGCAGAACTGGCAGGAAAGGCTCTCCAAAAGGTAAAGGAGTTTGCTGCTGAAGGCATCAGTATGGCAGAGACCGCTGACGGCATTATCCATGCCTTCCAACAGTTAGACAATCCTAACCTCTTACAAACCTTACGCAAGGCAACCAAAAACACAGTAGACGATATAGAACTTATGAAAGCTGCCATAAAGGCACGCGACTTTGGTATACCACTCGAAGACCTCGGTAAATATCTATCCTTTGCACAACTCAAAGCACAACAATTAGGTGTTTCTGTTCAGCAGATGACTGATGATATTGTTACAGGTCTCGGACGAAAATCGCCACAAATCCTCGATAACCTCGGTCTGTCAGCAGCCGAAATCAGCGCAAAGACAAAAGAAACGGGTGACTTCATGAAAGCTGTGGCAAGCATCGTTGAGAACAATCTTGCACAGGCAGGTGAAACCTATATATCAGCTGCCGACCGTGCTGCACAAAAAACAGCCGAACTCCATAACCGACAATTAGAGTTAGGACAAGCACTTTTGCCACTTAAAGAAAAGATTTCAAACACCTTCGACACCATGAGAGTAAGCATCATGGGCTGTATCGTTTGGCTCTTTCAACACCGCAACGCATCGATTGCTCTTGGCTTCGCCCTTACCGCCCTTACCATAAGTATGACAGCCCTTAACACAGCCTTCCGCACATGGATAGCACAAACAACCCTCGCGAAAGTCGTAATGGCTGGGTGGACGGCAACAACAAACACACTCAAAGGAATTTACCTCCTTGTAGCAGCAGCCATAAACACCATGACAGGCAACACTGTCAGAGCAACAGCCCAAATGCGACTGTTCAACATAGCTTGCAAATCGAACGTTATACTCTTACTCGTTACTGCCCTTGTGGCTGCAGGCGTAGCCTTTTATGCCTACATGAACAAAACAACCGAAGCACAAAAAGCATTGGTCGATTTCAATCTTGCACACGCAAAAGTAGCTGCCGAAATAAAGAAACAAAATAAAGATATAGAAAAACAAGTAAACGAATCTACAGCATCAGAAATAACCAAAATAAAAATGCTGCAAAGCACCATACACAACACTTCTAAATCGTATGCAGAAAGAAAGAAAGCTATACAGCAAATGCAATCTATTGTCCCTTCCTATCACGCATCGATAACAAAAGAAGGGCGATTGTTCAACGAAAACACAGCAGCCATTGATACCTACATACGCAATTTGCGTCGAGCAGCAAGAGCCGAAGCTGCATACGAAAAGATGAAAGCCAACGAAATAAAAATCCTAAACGACATGGATACCGTCAACGATGCACGCCAAAAAGGAAGAAACGTAAGAGGAGCAGCTGGTGGACGAGGCGTAAACCTTAACGAAGGCGAAAGAGTAGAGGCACGTCACGAGTTTGTAAAGGCAGGAGCCAATTCAATGGCAAAAACCTATTACGTTGTAGTAAACAAAGCTGGAAAAGTGTTGCGTGAGATTAATGAAGAAACTGCCAAACTCATCATGCAGGACCAACAAATGGACAATATGTTTGACGACCGTGTCAAACGAGCACAAGACCGCATTAACCAATATACAAAACAAAACGAATTCTTAGAGAAAATTATACATGACAACGGAGGTGTAGGACAGAAGTTTACGCCTAAAGACTTAAACCACAACCCTAACGCCGTTACCACTCCTTCTAAAGGTGGGGGCAGCCACTCTACTAAAATTACTCCAACGAAAACCGACCCTGACGACAAACCTATAAATGCCTTTAACAATAACAGAGCCGAAGACATAGAAGAGGCAAAGAATGCTTATCAAGAAGACTTGAATGCACTGAACGAAGCCTTGGCAATGAAGAAAATAAAGCAAGAAGAATACAACGCCTACATATCGGCACTCAACATTCAACATCAAAACAACCTCCTCGCAATTGAGAAGTCGTACCAGGAAAAAGCTAATAACCTAGTAATAAAAGATGCTTCCAAAAAGAAAGCCATCAACGAACAACAAAACAAGGCGGTAGCCGACCAGCAGCAAGCAGCCTACAATGCTTATGTCGAAGCTGAAAAGCAGTATTACGATGCGCTTGAGAAAATACAGGAAACCGCTCCTGCCAAGCCACAGACCTTGCAGGAAGAATGCAACGCCAAGTTGCTCGTCCTCGATGGGTACTACAAGGCTGCTCTTCAAAGGGCTATCGAGGATGGCGAACGACAGAAAGAAGTTACAGAAGCCTACGAAAAAGCCAAGGCTGCTATCATTGTCGACTATGCAAAGAAAGCAGAAGAGGAAAAAGCACGTGCTCGACAGGAATACGGTATTGATACGTTCGAAGACCAGTATGCAGCACGTCGCAAAAAGATTGAGAACGACACCTTACTTAACGAACAGGAACGACAACAGGCTCTTACTAACCTTGATCGGCAAGCTGAAGAGCAACGGTTGCAAATCCGTCAGCAATACGGACTCACTTCACAGCAGGAGCTGTACAATGCTGAAAACGAACAGCTGAAGGAACATCTTCGTCAAGGACTGATAACTCAAGAAGAATACGAGGAAGCTGTAAAGAACCTCAAAATTTCGAGAATGAAGGAGGCTTTCGACTATTACAGCAATCTTGCAGGTGGAGCAGTTCAGGCACTCCAGCAAGCGGAGATGGCGAACGTCGATGCAAAGTATGATGCAGAGATAGAAGCTGCAAGAAATGCAGGTAAAGACACTACAGAACTTGAGAAAAAGAAGGCAAACGAACAGCTGAAGATACAAAAGAAGTATGCCGACATAAACTTCGCCATTAAAGCATCGCAGATAGTTGCCGATACTTCTGTATCTATAATGAAAGCACTTGGAGAGTTAGGACCAATAGCTGGTCCAATCGCTGCTGCATTGATGGGTATAACAGGTGCAGCCCAACTCGCTGCAGCCAATGCAGAACGTCAGAAAGTAAAACGTATGTCGCTCAATGGTGCTGGAGGTGCATCTTCAGCTTCAGGAACTCGTGTCGTTACAGGTCTCGAAAGTGGTGGAAGCATTGATGTCGAACGTGAGCAGGACGGCAAACGCTTCCATGCTGACTACGACCCTTATCGTCGTGGTTTCATAGATAAACCAACGGTTATTGTTGGCGAGGGAGGATATGGACGTAGCCGTGAGTGGGTAGCTTCCAACGCTGCTGTAGAGAACCCGACAGTGGCTCCGTTCCTGAATATTATCGACCAAGCACAACGTGCAGGTAATATCCGCACGTTGGACATGAATAAGTTTCTCTTGCACCAGGCGCAAGGACGTGCTGCAGGTGGATATATCACTCCATCTGCACCAACATCACAACCAATGCCTACAGTAATTAACCATAGAGATGAATATAATAAGGAGTTATTGGAGACATTGAAAGAACTCCGCAATAATGGCATTCGCTCTTATGTTGCGCTCGATGATTTTGATGCGCAACAGAAGCTTCGTAATCAAGTACGACGCATTGCGTCAAAATAAATCCATGCAGATATGAAAATAACAAATCTTTCTATGGGCGAAGACTACAATCTTTCGCCCGATACAAAAATAGAAGTAGAACGCACGAATCCATTCTTCAATGATTATGGCGAGAGTACCGTTCCGCTTGATTTGCCTACCTCGCCACGTAATCGCAGAATGCTTGCGTTTCCTGAAACATTTGGAGGTATGCAGAAAATACGTCCAATTGATGTTACTATACAAGATGGTGAGTTCTTTGCTCAATGTCGGCAGGTGGTGCTAAATGCGACACATAAAGGAAAAATATCTACATCGTTTTATCTTAACGATGGTTCTTTCTATTCTAAGATAAAAGATGTAAAACTAAAGGATATTTTCAAAGATGAATGCGTTCCTGGAGTGTCTACAGTACAGCAAGCTATAGCGTTTTGCCGTGGATTGCGCAATAATAAGGACGATAAGTTCTCTATCTTTCCTTTATTGGTAGAGGACGACTCGGGGCAATCTACAGGTTTTAATTATAAAATTCTCAATGCTTTTGGTAAAGACGAGACTGTTGAGAAAGTCATCGAACATATTCCTGGTATACCAACAGCACTGGAAATACCTATAGTGAATGTTTTTAACCCCGATATGACTACACCAGACTCTGACTTCTACAATGCTACAAAGAGAATAGAATATGTAGAAAACGTTTCTATTAGTCTGAATGAAGGCTATTATATCACGCCATTCATTCGTGCCAACTATCTTCTTCAGCGAGTGTTTGCCTATTTCGGCTACAAGTTGTTGCCAAACTTCTTTACCGAAACTGATCCATTCGATAAGATGGTGGTACTTAACAATGTTATGGATACCATTGTAAAGGGTAAGATACGTCTTGCCGATCTTGTTCCTAATATAACTTGCTCGGAGTTTATTGCTGTATTTCGCAAGAAGTTTTGTTGCGAGTTCACGGCTAACGAAGGTAAAGGTACTGCTGATGTTATTTTCTTGCGTGATGTTATGGCAAGCACGCCAACAACCGATCTTACCCATAATATGACAGAAGAACCTACCATTGCATACAAAACAGAAAAGGATTACCAGCGCATAACGCTTACTCCAGAGGATAAACTTGGAAGCGAAACAACAGAATCATACGAAGACTTTAACAATATGGCTAAGTCTAACCCTGCTGCTTATTTCGACCAGAGAGATGGTGCTTTCTACAAGATTGGTTTTTCAGGAGACTTCCGCTTAATTACAAAGATAGGCGAAGGGTCGCAAGATTACAACACTGGAGAACAATTGGAACCGAAAGAGGTGAAAGTTCCTGAACTTATACCAGAGTTTAGGGCTTTGCAATATAAGGTTGATTTTAAAGATCTAAAGAAAGATTACGATATAGGGCACTACCTATTCGTGGGTAAATATAAATCTCTTAACTCGAAAATGGTTATTGCTGGAGACGATAAAGATAGCGATACAGAACATGCTGATAAAGAGAAGACTATGTTAGCCTTTTCGGCTTTTGTCAATGGTCGTACAGTGGGAACTATTTCTCCATACGACATATCGTCTCCCGATTGGAAGAAGGCAAACAAATTGTTCGACTACGCTCTATATTATAATGGAGATGAAGGTGTGTTTGCACGCTTTTATAAGGATTACGATTTGTTGTTGCGTAATTCTTTGCACGACCTGAAGGTGAAACTCTTGCTTTCTCAGTCGCAGAAACAGAATCTCCCTGCATATAGTAAGGTTCTTATTAGAGGTGTAGCTTTTTTCTTTAACAAGCTAAAGTTTGTTTTAGGTGGCAAAGACGAACCTATGGAGTCTGAATTGAAGACTATATCGCTCATGGAGCCCGTTGTTGTAGCTCCCAATATTGATAGCTTCTTTCCTGCCATGAATACAAAATACAAATGGGTAGGTAGGTCGCGTATTGTAGAAGTATCAGGGTCGGCTTACGATAATTCAGGTCCTGATAAAGATAGGGCTTTTATTACGATGTATCCACCTATGGCTTCTAAAGAGTACTTAGGCGTGGAATTTATGAAACAGAGTTCTTATCGTTCGCAAAAGGTACGCCATAAGTCGTTTTGGCGTAGTGCTAAATACAAGTACTCGCGTACAGACGTATGGCTGGAATGTGTGGAAAAGGATGCTACTGACGTTTGGTAAGTTGTCCTTTACCACTATGTGATGTTTTGTTACTTTTGCGATAAATATATTGCTTACTATGGATATAATTATAAAGCCCGACAATATAAGCCTTGTAGGCTCAATGAAGAGAATAGTTCTCTCCAGCGAGCAAGAGGTAATATTTATTTTAAGCTACGCTGAAAACAATGCACCGATAGTGCAGCACACTTATACTCCAGACTCTCACAACAGAATTGAGATTAACCTTGAAGATGTTATAGCACCATTGCTATATTTCGAGCTTCAGGATATTGAGAGCGCGTACTTGCAGAACCATATTGCGCGCGAATTTAAGGTTACAATACGCTATGAAGGAGAAAAGACAAAGGCATTTACCTTTACGGCTATCCGTGCAGGAGTGGACCGATTGGCTGATTCGGCGGAGAACTTCCTGAAAGGCAACTTCCTCACATGGCAGCCCACCGTGAAGCCTGTTACCTACAATACTCCCGAGTTCCTTACTTACTATGCGCTGACAGAAGGCTTCGTTAAGTGCGTGGGTTATTATGAGGGGCGTCTTATGGGTGCTGTAAAAGGCGATGTTAAAGTCTTAGCAAACTTACAGAAAGACAAAGCGCAGACAATACCTGTGCAATATGCCATTATGGCGAAGCTCTTCGGCTTTCTCCCACAATATTACGATGTTTGGGTAGAGGATACCGAAGGCAAGCGTCTGACGTATATTCAACGCTACTATGCTTCGGATATCAGGAGCGAGGAGGAACAGTGGATTCTCTTCGAGAACTCGCTCGGTGGTATTGATACCTTCCGTGCGTATGGCGACACAACGTTTACGGCAAAGCACACGCACAATATTGCCGAGATTGAAAACGATGCAGAAGAATATCGTGTTGATACTGCGCGCGAATATAAGAAGAACACTGGTCATCTCAATAAGGAGGAACGCCGATGGCTGCTCGACTTCTTCCCATCGCTTGGTAAATACATATACATTGATAACTATATACGCAGGATAGTGGTTACCGACAGCGAGGCTTCGTACGAAGCAAAGGAGCTGCCTTCCAACTTTAATTTTACTTTTAAATATGCCGATGCACGTCCGTATCTCAATCTTCGCAGAAGTGCAGTACCGGCAAAGATGATGGATATAAAAGTTCCCGAATTGGGTTCTTTTACCATCGCCCCACGCTTGGTTGAGTTCCAAAGGCTCAATCTGAGTGGTGGGGCACTCTTTCCTGTTCAGAATCCGTATGCCGATGAATGGAACGTTACCACGATAGCTGCCATTATTGACTTTATTGTAGAAGTGCTTGAGAAAAGCTACTCTGCTAACGGTGGCGTAGGGCACACCCATACGAACTACTCGCTGCTGCAAAGTCTTTCGCTGCTGAACGGCTATCTGCTGGAGAATGGAAACAAGATAAAGGCTGGCTATGCTGATAAAGCGCGTGATTTAGAAGATCCAGTGGAAGATCGCTTCCTTTCGAAGCTAAAAGCCGACACGGCGAAAGAGTTAATAACGTTCTTAAAGGGCATTACGTTCGGAGGTAGTGTTCAAAATATAGGCTTCGCAAAAGGCTTAAACGGCTTTGGCGTGTGGCTTGACGAAAAGGGGCGAGCGCACGGACAGATTGATTACTTAGAGGTGATTGGCAAGGCTATATTCCGCTCGCTACAGATTGACGAGTATAAGCACATCGGGGGCAACATTGTGCTTTCAGGTGCGAATGCTGTGATTGAAAAGGTTGTGCCTGTTAGTGGTGGCTGGAAATGTTACTTGCACACGGACGATGGCGACAAAGCGATAACAAACGATTGGGAGCCTGGCGACCAAGCACTATGCCAGACTTTCAACATCAAAGCTGGGGTTTACGAGAATGTGAGCAACAGATATTACTGGCGTTGTGTGTCGGCTGTGGCACAGAAGTCGGCTACCGAAAAGGCATATATCGTTATTACTGCCGATGACGCTTACCGGGATAAAAGCACCGAGAACGATGAACCAATGGCTGGCGACAACATTGTGCTGTGTGGGCATAACACGCTGTGGGATATTGCTAACGGCATTGACCCTACACTGCATCGCAACAGAATGAATGTTACGATGATTACCACCTCTAAGGAGGAGGGTGGCACTATCGAGGTGTATCGCAACATTCACGATTTTTCGCTCTCTAAAAGCAACGCTATCTTCCATTTGTCGAGCGATAAAATATTTATGAACAGCCAACGCTTCGAATGGGTAAGTGCCGATGGCGAGCGTATTCCTAACGTGATTTATCGTGGCGACTGGACCGTAGGCACAGTGGCTGCCCGATACGAAGCGTGGTATTATGGTGGTGGCACGTGGCTGTCGATGGAAGATAATAATACTGACGAACCCACCGAGCAATCAACGAAGTGGAAGCATTACGCTACCAAAGGCGAAGACGGCACATCGCCCTACACGGTGCAAATTCTGTCGGAGAGTGGCGGCAACATTATACACAATGGGCAGGGGCAAATCTCTCTGGTGGCTACCGTGCTGCACGGCGAGCAGGACATTACAGCCTCGCTACTGCCGAACCAATTCTCGTGGGTGATACAATCAGGCAATACCGACTTCGATACGGCATGGAACGCCCGACACGAGGCAATAGGCAATAGAACCACCATTAGTGCCGAAGAGGTGAACCTTAAGGCACAGATTGATTGTATAGTAAACATTGAAAGATAAATATATTCACAATAAAAAAGAAGTAAAATGGCAACAGTAAAAGCAAGAGGACAGGTTACGATTGTAGACCTTAACGACGCAAAACAAGTGCAGCTGCTTATGGATATTAAGTATCCGGTGCAGATGTATAACCCCGACACAAAGGTGTTTACGCCCAACTTTGGCAGCGACAACAACGTGGTTACTCCAAAGGTTTACGTTACGGGCAACGGCACAAACCTTGTGAGCAGACTCACCGCACTGATATACAACGTTGGTGGAACGGTGGTGAATGCTGGCACAACAAACGGACAATACTCTGCGGCTGCCATATCGGCAGGAGGTGCCCTTACCATAAAGGGCAACATTACAGGCAGCTCGCTACCCATAAAAATAACGGCTTCTTACCACGACGACGAAACGGGGCAAAACACCATACTCGAAACGCAAGGCTTTGTTGCCAAAACCGCCAACGCTGGTGCGCTGTTCCAAGTGGTATTAACCCAATCGAAGGGCAACAGCTTCGATGCAAGCAACAACGTTAATACGCTTACGGCAGAAGCCAAATGTTTTCGTGGCGGAGTGCAAGACACTGACGGCATTACCTTCCGCTGGTACTCGCTGAACATTAAAACCCAAACGTGGGAGCTGCTCTCACAGGGCATACAAACGGTAAGCGGAATATCTATCCTGACGGTTAAGCCAAGCGACGTGCTGAATGTGCAAACCTTTAAGTGTGAAGCGCAAGACGGCACCGAAAAGTCGGAAGCAATAGTAACCTTCGAGGACCGCACCGACCCCTATTCGGTAGAACTCTTCTCGCCCACAGGTTTACAAATTAAGAACGGACAAGGCTCAACCACGCTTTGCGCCCGAGTGTATCGTGGCACAGAAAAGATTGAGGACGAAGCCACCGCTACAAAGAAGTTCACCTACACGTGGACAAAGTTCGATAAGAACGGCACAAAGTCGAACTTTGCAGGCACAACTTCGGCACAGAAAACAGGCAATCCGCTCATCGTGTCTGCCACCGATATAGACTCAAAAGCCACGTTCTATTGCGAGGTGAGTATATAAGCACGAATTTACATCTATGGATATACAAGCGTAGATCTATAGATGTACGAGCGTAGATCCATAGATATACATTTTCATATCAACTATTTAAATTTTACAACTATGACGAAATGTTTAAGTTTCACAATTAGAGAGCAAAAACTAAGTGTTGGTCCAAAGAAAGGGCAAAAGGTGTACATAGCACGCCCCACCGACCGACAACGAGTAACCCACCGCCAATTCTGCGAAGAAGTAGCACACGCCACCACCTTTACAGGTGCCGAAGTGGAAGCCGTGTTACGCCTTGCTGCCGAAATGGCGAAGAAGCACGTAGAGAGCGGAGAAAGCGTAGACTTTGGCGACATTGGCACACTATCGCCATCGTTCAAGTCGAAAGCCGTAGACCACATAGAAGACTTCAACGCCACTCGCGACATAAAGAAGCCAATGGTGAAACTACGTCCATCTACCCGCTACTTCACACTCGAAGGCGTAACCTACGAGCGAGTAGAACCAAAAGCAAAGAAACCCGCTGGCAACAAACCCGCTGGAGGTGGCACTCAACCTCACCCATAAACACACTCTCGAAACAGGGAGGGCAAATTCGGTCCTCCTTACATTTAAAAAACTTATATAACCGATGATAATAGCACGAACATACATAACCATAACCAACGTTTCGGACGGACCAAAGGGCGACACAGGCGACAACGCCCTAACATTGGTATGCACCCCTACCAGCCTAACGTTTGAGACAAACCGAGATGGCGAAATAGAAAACACCACGCAGCGCAAAGTGCAAGTAGTGCTATACGAGGGGCAAACAGCCGTAACCCCCACATCAACCACCGTAACGCCCTACAACTGCTACGCCCGACTGGTGGAACAAAACATCGTAGTAGACGGCATAAGTCCCAACCAGTGGAGCGGACACATAGCCGTAACCGCCACCTACAAAGGGCAAACACGCACGGCAAGAGTAGAATTTGTAGTGAGTGCGCAAAAGTGGAACGAGGCAAAGTTTGAAGCCAATCAGCAGCAGTTCCAAAGCATCATAGCACAAAACCAAGCCGACAAACAAGGCTTGGAAAGGCGCATGTCTACCATAGAGCAAACAGCCGACAACATACAGGTGGAAGTGCGCAAACAAACCTTCAGCGGAGTAAACCTACTGAAAGGGGCAAGTCTGCGACCACTTAACCTGCTAAGTCTGCAACGCTCTCAATACGTAACCATTGTGAAGTATCCCAGTGTTGCCCACTTTGGCAATCCGTATCTATCCATATCACGACACGGAGCTACGCATGACGAGTGGAATGGCTGCAAATTCCCCATCGTAACCATACAAAGTGGCAAAACCTATACCCTGTCTATGTTCGTGCGCATTTACGGTAGCGACCAACCCTACATAGAAATAAAGCGCAGCAAATCGAAAGATATGAGCGCGCCAAAAACAAGCTACCCCAACATTCCTTCAACTTATGGCGTATGGAAGCAATACACCCACACCTTCGATATAGAAGACGGCTACAACTATCTGCAAATATTCATAGGCTGCACACGCAATGGCGAAGCCTATATATCAGAAATACAACTGGAAGAAGGCACTAAAGCCACCACGTGGAAAGACCCCGATGTGGAAGAAAGCCTACAAGCAGCAGGCATCTATATCAGTGGGAACGACATGAGCATAAACGCACGTAGTAAGCACTTCAACTTTATAGACCAACAAGGCAACACCGTAGCTTCGGTAGACGAAACCGGGGCAATAGACGGCTTAAAATTTCGCACACGCAACACGGGGTCAGGCTACATAGACCTAACCGGTCCACTGATGAGCGTATTTGGTACAGTTGCAAAGAACATAGAATTTGGTATTGACGATAAAGGTAGAGCTATATTAAAATTCTATGATAATGCTGGTAATAATACGCTTAATCTTTCGCCTGATGGCTTAAAAGCAGAAGAAATCACAGTCGCATCTTTTACACCTTTGAGTGTATGTTATATTGGCGGTTTTGATATCATCAATTTACCAGCAGAACATTCGATATTTAATTCATTCTTTGTCGATACTAAACCATCTGGCACAGCTGTATACCTATACACAGGGGCAAAGATGCAGGGTAAATTCGTAGCTCACGGAGGTTGGTCGCAGGCACAGGTAGAAGCCAATAATGGAAAATATTTCCGAACCGATAAACCTCAATTAAGTAATTCGGTTGTAAATGGCGTATATGCAGCCTGCGCACCGCAAGCAATATTACAAGTGCCGGGCACAATGCGTCCAGATGGAGGGATTACGAGTCTGCCAAAAGAATGGCGTATCATAACTATATATGTATTTCGTGATGGTAAAATTTCAACCTTCCAATTGATAAGAGAAAGAAATCTTTAAACATTATACGATTTATGAACATTAACATTAAAATTCTAAGCAAGCAGGAATTAGTAACCTGCGAAGTCGTCATAGACGGCTATCTACACACCGTGTCGTATCAAGCCGACACGACGAATACAATAGCCAAAGTGCTACAATTGACCGACCACGTAGCACTTATAACACAAGGCGAATCCCCATCGTATGTGCTTGACCCGCACCGTCAAGCAACATATACCCACAACACAGAGCACTTCTCTGGCGGACAGTGGGAAACCCTACCCGACGATGGTGGACAAACAGCCTACAAAGGCGTATTAGCCATCTTCAATATGATAGAACAAGGAAAAATGGGAGTGAAATGATATGGATCTTAATTTAAAATTAGAACGTAAATGGAAAAAAGAGAAATACACGATAGGTAACCTATATGTCAATGGAGTGTTTTTCTCGAACGTCCTCGAAGATACCGTAAGGGGGTTGCGCCAGGACATGACACCTGAAGAAATACAGAAAATAAAGGTGTACGGTGAAACTGCTATACCAGCTGGAAAATACGAAGTACGTATAACCCTATCAGCTCGCTTTCGCTGCCCATTACCCCTACTTATCAATGTACCAGGCTACGAGGGAGTTCGCATTCATGCTGGGAACACAGCTCGTGATACACACGGCTGCCTACTGCCAGGCAAGAACGACCGAGTAGGGCAAGTGTCAAACTCAAGAGCCACAATGGCAGCCTTGCAAAAACAAATAGAAGAAGCTATATATCAAAATAGCAAAGTTTACATCGAAATAGTAGATTGACACCTTATATATATATAAAGGTGTAGGATAGATGGAATGTAGGAAGGCAAGATAAGCAATCCTACATTCTTTATTTATAAATAAATGGCAACCATCTTCCTGAACTCACGAAAATGGTCGTAACAATATTAAAGAACTCCATGATATTTCAGTAGCAAGGCATTCGCATCTTTAATATCCTTCGGCGTATATCTGTCCGTAATAAGAATAGAAGAGTGGCGTGCCTGGTCGCGCACAGTCAGAACATCAGTGTTAGCCTTCAGCATATTCGTTATACCAGTATCTTTAAGCGAATAGAACTTGTATCGGTCCGAGAACTTAAGATGCTTGCGTAGGTGTAGATGCCAATAATCCCTGAAAGTCTTCTCGCTTCGCCTATTCGTGCCAGGCATAAACCCATCGCTAAAAAGATAATAATTACTTGGAAAAGCAAATATGTTCAAATCTATCATCAAGCGCAGAACATGGTCGGGAAGCGTAAGCGTAGCATCGTTGTGGTTCTTAGTATGAGATCCGTGCAGTGTCAAAGTCTTATTCTTAATAGAGAAGTCCCCAACCTTTAAGAAACTCATCTCTTTCGGTCGTACGAATAGATAATGTAAGATGTAACAAGCCAATAAGAAATGCTTGTTATGTTCATTCAACCATTCCTTAATATCCGTCATAACCTTATCAGGTATCACATCTCTATTCTTTAGTTGACTATTTCGCTGAGTAGATGACATTCCATCAGTAGGATTATTAGGTACGTATCCTCGTTCTACAAGATACTTGCAAAACACCTTCAGCCAAGTAAGATAATTATTTCGTGTCCGAATAGTATTATTCCTATCTATAAATATGTAGTCAAGAAATTGCCCGACAATATTCTTATTAAACTGATAAGAATAGAACAGGTTCACCTTCTCTACCTCTTTCCATTTCCTCAATACCCGAAGCCTGCTAAGATACGACGAAACGCTATCCTCGCGCATACCTCGTTCTTTATACAGCTTCATTAAGTAGTCCTGGTACTTATCGCAAACATCATCAAACTTCGTGTATTCCAAAGGCTGCATGGTTTCTATCCACGGATTCCAGCCCTGCATCAATTTTTCAATAAGTCTCTTTTTAAAGGCTTCGCCATACACACGTTGCTCACGTTTGCCTTTAATTCTCCCCAACATAAACTTCTTCGTATGAAGTTTTCCTATTGTCGGGTCGAAAGCAGACACAGCAACATAACACTCTGAAGCCTGATGAAAAGTAGGCGTTTTCCATGCAACTATCTCTTCAATAGTTGCTTTCTGTTTTTGAGAAACAAAATTTTTTTTAGACATTTCTAAATTTTTGTTTGAAATGCCCTATTGATTACTATTATTATACTTCACCGAGTTTTCGCCGAGTATTTTATCCTCGACAAAGCGTAAAAATCTAACTAATAGATTCTTACGCTTTTCTCCGTCGGGATGACTGGATTCGAACCAGCGACCCCTACGTCCCGAACGTAGTGCGCTACCAACTGCGCTACATCCCGCTTTA